GGTGCCGTAAACATCGGTGGGGAGGTTTACGCGCCCTGTCTCTTCTGTCTCTGCTAGGTTTACTGTTGGCATTTGTCGTTTCTTTCTGTGGTTATGGTTTGTGGCGATGACGGAGCCACCGTTTGGGTTCTGCGCCCAAAGCCGTTAAAGTCTTCAGGGGAGAGTGAGCAACCGACCCAGCCGCTGCACCGAATCGCGCACGTCCGGGGAGCACTGTGCCAGCTCAAAGTGCCGTCGTTTAAAGCCTTCGACGCCCAGTCGCCAGGCGGCATAGAGTTCGCCCGGGGTGACGGGCCGGTGGAGTTCGAGGGTGAGGCGGCGCTGAAGAATGAGGACGTAGTCAGAGGCGTAGAGCCGGGACACAGCAGGATCATGGGCATAGGCATAACTCCAGACCGGCTCATGACGTTGTTGTCTCTGTGTGCTGACATCTCTCCAGGCTCCTCTCCACAACTGCCAGCCGCCATGTGCGCGTCCGTGATCTCCTATCGCGCCGTGCCGGGCGCCGCTTTCCATCTCCAGAATCGCGGTCGTCAGGTCTAAGCCACTGGCGGGGAGAACGACCATGACAGCGATTATGAAAGTTGTCAAGGTAGGTGAAAATCGGAGTGAGAGTTTCATGGTTGTCGTGGAGGTTTGGGGTATGAATGCTCTTATGCTGGGTGTCTTGAGTGGTGAAGCGCTTCTAACGTCGCTTGTGTGGATTGTGGTTCTTGGTGTGGTTTTCTGGCTGCTCTTGTGGCTGATTGGTTATGTGGGGTTGCCCGAGCCATTTCAGAAAGTAGCGAAAGTGGTGCTGGCCGTGGCAGCGGTGGTAATCCTTATCAACATTCTCCTGGGCTGGGCCGGACATCCCTTCATTTCGTGGTGAGTTTGGAAAGGTTGCCAACAGTTTCTTCAAGCTGCCGGACCTTCTCCCTCTCTGCGGCAAGTTGCTGCTGGAGGGAGCGGATTGTTGAAATCAACTGCCTGATGGTGATAAGCGGACTGTCAAGCGGAATGGAGTCAATCGCCAAAGACTTTTCCCATGCTTCAATCATTCCTTCGCTCAACGGCTCAATCGGGTTGTTCATTTGTCCTCCTCTGGTTCGGGGATGGGGCGGTCACTCCAATACCACCCAAGTTTGAGCGCCTTCCTCTTAATCACTTTGCGTTTGGGTTTAGTTTTCATCATGAGTTAAATCTGCCGTGAAATAGAACTTCCCGTCTGGGCCTTTGCGGTAAGTCTCTCCTCCCATTATGCAGGTATCATGCGATGCGTAGCTGGTGAATCCGTTAAAGGAACCCCCAACTAAAACGGCCTTGTAAACCTTCAAACCATTTGGAAGAACAAACTCAGGCTTTCTGTTGTCCTCGTTCATCCTTCCTCCTTTTCTCCCAAAGCGGCGGAGAGTTTTCGATATAAGACATGGTCCGAACAAGGACAAGGATTTGGAAGGTGTGACCAATAGGTGTCTATGTGCCGAGTTTTTATGTGGTTTCTCGCCTCCCGCAGCAGGTTGGTGAGGGCGTCGATGTGCTGCCACAGCGGGTCTTTTGGATCATACTCGCCCATCTCGAAAACGAGTTGATCCTTTGTCAGCAACTTTGGGTTGTTCATAGGTAATGATCTTTCCCGAGAATGTCATCGAGTTCCTGCCGGGTGGCCATGCGGCCTATAACGCGGCTTATAACAGGATTAGGAACATACTCCGGCAAAACACTGACACCGCCGGTGGGATGTTGCACAAGCACGTGAACACGCCGGTCCAAGGCAGCGATGGCTTTATAAAGAGCGGTCATGCGGCGCAAGCGGCGTTGATGGCGGTGACGGTGGCTCATGGCGTTTTGTTTGGGGATGGTTTCTTTGGCTGAAGTCTTTCGCGGGCTAATCTGACAGCTTGGCGGATGGCTTTGCCACGGTTTCGGGCGGCGCGGCGGTTCATGGGACAGCAGGGGCTGTGGCCGGCGGCACCAGCCGGGCGGCGGTTTTGGCGGCGAGATAATATTTCTCGGCGATGTCGAGGACGGTGGCGAGGTCGTTGGGAACGAGCGTGTCATTGAACATGCCCATGGGGGTCTTCGCGCTCGTAAGGCCATCGGTGTTCGTCTGAAACATATAGGCGATTTTGCCGAGCTTGGTGTCGCGCCGGGGCTCGGTGAAAAGAACCATGAGGGCCTCCTTCTCGACGTTGCCTTCGTGCTGCTTGCCTTGGACTTTGACGCGGCGCTGGGCGGTTTCGCTGCCGTCGGGCTGGGGGATGCGGACGATCTCGTCGATGGCGGTGAAGACGACGATGCTCTGAGTGTTCTTAACTTTGTCCAGCATGTCGCGGATGGCCTTGTTGTAGAAGTTCCAGATGTCGTAGCCTTTGTAGCTCGTCTGAGCGAGTGACAACAATATCTCGGTGTACTTGGTGAAGGACTCGATGACGATGACGCGACAGGCGGGGTCGGTCAAAGCCGCGTTGAGGGCGGTGTTGAACTGGCCCATGTTTTCGATGTTGTGGATGTTGCCGAAGGCATCGGCGTTGGGGAAGGGGAAGCCTTTGCGTTCGAGGTCCAGGATGTGGGTGGAGGCGGGGTCCAGGTTGCGCAACGACGTGGATTTGCCGCTGCCGCTGGAGCCGACGACCATGACGAGGGGTTTGTTTTTGTTTGCCATAATGTTAGTTGAGGCTGTTTTTATGTTCGTTTAAGGCGTCGTTCAAAGCGGTTTGGATTTCAGAAGCAACATGTTCCAAACAGCCGATGATGCAGGCTACAGTAAGTGGTGTACATCGGTAGGCAACCGTACAAACGCTGTTCAATGCTTCACAGAGATTGTCATGGTGAACGTCATTTGGTGAACACCGTTTCTTGGTTGGACGGCGCTTGGTCTTTGGTTTGGTTTTGGTGGGCATAATGTTTGTGTGGAGTGTTGAGCGTTGAGCTTATGCTTTCTCGGGGTGAAGTTCAATCTTGTCGGCCTCGGCACGGAACATGTTGCGGATGGTGTGGGCGACTTTCACGGATTGCTTAAGGAGCCAGCTGCGGGCTTCGGCACTGGAGCGGAGTTGTTCCAGTTTTTCGCCTTCGTGAAAGGCTCGAATGGCGTTGGCCGTGGCACACATGGACGGAAGACGGTCTGTGCGGACACGAGCCCGGTTGGCTGTAAACCATTGGATGAGCTGGTGAGCGGGCATGCCGCGTTCAAGACCTTCCATGCCGTAGAACATGTCGGCAAACTCCTTGGCTTTGTTGGGATAGGCCCAGCGGTAGAGGACGAGTGGGCCGGTGTTCCATTGGCCCCACAGAATGGAACGCTTGTTAACCTGGTTGTTGATGCCATAATTGACGACCCACTCCACCTCAGCCGGCAACACAGACTGTGTCAGATAAAGGATGTTGTTGATGGTGAGACGGACGTGGCGGCTGCCAATCACAAACCAGGCGATGGAGTTGGCCACGCTGGTCCAGTTGTTGGCGTTGCTCAAGCCGTGGCTGATCGAGAGCTGGTTGGCGATTGAGCGGTTGGCTCCGCCGTCGATCACGTCCATGAAGGTTACCTGGCGGCCATTGTTTTGCTTGGGTGTGGGGATGTCGTCAGTGACGAGCATGGCCGTGGGGACGCCGGTCTTCTTGACGGCCAGGAGACGGTGACGCCCGTCCAGAATAAGGTGGTCGTCGCTGATGGCGATGCCTTGATGGGTGGGAATCCATGCGCCGTTGCGGATGTCGTTGGCGTAACGGTTGACGGTCATCTCGCGGATGGGCCGCTGGCGGAACTTGCCCGCTTGGATGGCTTCTTCGGTTTTGTCAAGCCACGCCGACGCCATGGCCGGTGTGATGACGGTTAGTTTTGTTCTCATCTGGTGGTCTCTTGTGGTTTTGTGTCTTTTGGTTTTGGTTTGTGGGGATGCACTCCACGGCGCGTGTTAGGCCTGCTGGAATGTAAGTGGATTGTAGAGCTTCTGCTTGTAATCGACGGCTGCGACGGTTGCGCGGTGATCGTCGCTATCGAGGCGGCAGAGAGGGGCGAAAGCACACATGCCGTATTTCTGTTCGCAGTCGGTGTAGTTCTCCACGAAGGTGTTGTTGCCGGTGGAGAGTGTTGTCTCGTAGCGGAGTGTCAGCTCCTTCGTCCAGCTCATGAGGCGCTGAGCGTGGATGTCGAGCTTCGCGGCGCTGAAGTCCAGGACGGGTGAACGCTTGAATTGGTTGCGGCCATACTTGTTTAGGAAAATGCCATTGATCATGCCGCCCGTAACAGGATGGTTAATAATGCGCATGGCGAGCATGTAAGTCATGAGCTGCGGCGAGAGGGTGTAGCTGCCGAGGTAAGTCTCGACCTGCGTCAGAGAGGTGGTCTTGTGATCGACGACGACGAGGTTGCCCCCGACCGAGGCGAGCATGTCGACGAGGCCGCAGAGCAAAACGCGTGTGACGGCGGTCTCATACCACGGAATCTCAAAGAACTGCTCAAGCACGGGTTTGCCGGCGATGACGAGCGGACGCATGATGTCAACCTTCCACTCGGTGAAGTATTGTTCGAGACATTTGTCCAAGTGTGACGGCGTGCGCCAGTCCGTGTCGGGAATTAGGACGCGTGTGCTGTTGTAGTGGGCGGCGGCGATCTCGCGGGCCTTGGCGGTGTCGCCAGTGGTATAGAACTCCTGGAGGGCTTTGTGGAACGCGACGCCGTATTCCATCTTGAAGTCTTTGCCGCTGGTGGTGAGGCCGCAAATGGTTTCATACCATGTGCGCCGGTAGCAGTTGCCGCCGCGGTAGGCGCTGGCGTCCACACGCAACAGGTGCTTGCCGTCGGGAGCGATGTCCACCAGGGGCTTGATCACGACACACCTACTTGGAAGGGCTGATCGGCGGGATGGGTGCTGTTCTCTTGGGCGTTGATGCCTTGGGAGAGGACGTCGGCAATGAAGTCATCCCAGCTTCGGGCCGTCGAGGTCTGGCGCCATCGTTTGAGGCGGTCCTCCAGCTCCCGGGGGATGCTCACTGTCAACAGGGTGCGGCGTTGTCTCTTGCTCATGGGTAGGGTCTCCGGTTTTCTTGCGTTTGCGTTTCGGTTTTTCGGGTAAAGGGTTGCCGTCGGGACCAAGCACGGGTGGCTTTGGGGCGCGAGGCTTACGGGGTTTGGGCTTGGCCGCTTCTTCCATGACGGCGCGAAGCTCGGCGAGGCCTGGTGGACGGGTGGCTTCAAGCCGGGGGCCAAGTGCGGCGAGCAGCTCGTCGTCGGTCATCGCGGCCAGCTGGGCGGCGCTGTGGCCGATCAGGTCTTCGAGGGTGGCCATGGGGTTACTTGATGACCACCAGCTTGCCACCATCCAGGTCGTAGACACTCTCCGGGTAAGCTTTCAGGATGTTAGCGAGGGCGGTCTTCTGGCTGGGGGTGGCTGTGACGTCGGCCAGCTTGAACTCTTCGTCAGGCTTGGCGGTCACGAGCCAGGCGCGGAGGTCTTCAAGCCATTGGCCCGGCTGGACGGGGCTCCCGTTAACCGGCGCCGTCGACTGCTTCCACACGAGAACGACGCCGCTGGGGCGCCGACGCACGACAGTCGAGTCTTTGAGGGTCGCATATTTGGCGGCTTCGTTCTGGGCGAGCCAGCGCAGGGCATCACTCACCTTCAGGTGGAGAGTGTTCACGGAGAGGCCGGTCGAGGCAGTCGTCACCAGCATGTTCTTGCGAGTGCGGATGGCTTCGTCAAACACCGAGCGAAAGCGGCCAGCATTGTCGGCACTGTAAGTGTAGCGTGGAACAGTCATTCGGCCACCAAGGGTTGGTTTTAAAGGCGTCGTCATGCGGGTAATATTGTAGTGTGATGTGGTGTTGTCAAGAGCGTTCCTTCGGATCGGTCGGCATGGACTCATATTCCGGGAGCCAGTTTTTGCCAGATGCGAAGACGTTGTGGACACCATCTTCCAGGCTGGCGAGGTCGCGGCTGGCATTGGCCACGATGGCTTTCAGGATGGTGCGCCGGTGTTTTATCCACTGGGATTGGGCAAGGCTGGTGAGTTCGGCAAGGCTGGCATCAAGGTCAAAGCCCCAGCTGGCGGCAATCCAGGTTTTCTTGTCGTAGTAGTTGTCGGATTCCAGCCGGAGAAAGCCGAGGTTGTTGTTGTAGCTGGTGCAGATGTGAAAGTTGAGACCGGCAAAAACTTCCCGGTTGGTTTCGATGGCTTCGATTTCGTTGAGAAAGGGGAGTGGCAGGGGGCGCCGGTCAAACTCGTGAAGCTTGGAGGTGTTGGGGCAGAGAATGGAGAGGACCAGGATTTCCTGCTTGGAGAGCATGCGGTAGGGGTTCTTGGTGGGTGTGGCGATGGTGGTTTGGCCGGCCAGCTTCAGGGCGGTGGCCTTGGCGATCCACTCAGGGTCCATGGTTTCCAGGATCTGGCGGTAGGTGGTGATGACTGGTTCTTTGGTTTTCATAGCTGGTGTTAACTATAGAGACGGTCAAGAGTCTTGGCTGTGAGCGTGGCTTTGCGATGGCTCCTAAAAGTTGCAACGAGCTTCACGGTTACAAGGCGATCTGACTCTGGATAAAGACAACTTTCTGGCAAGACAGCATGCCAAGGCTGCGGATACAAAAAGCGATAGACGCCCCAGCCTTTTCGTTTGGTTTTCATGTTGGTTACTTGTCGTTACTGTCGAAGGCTCCCCCTCCCCCGAGAGACGCCACCTACGGGGCGTGCGGCGCACGAGTTAACGCGCGGCGCGAGGGGAGGAGGAGCAAAGCTTGGTTTCATTTTAACTTGGCCTTGAAATGATCTGGACCATGTAGGCGAATCATGGCTTCCAGCCACTGGCCAGCCTCTTTAAAGCTGTCAAAAGGTGGTGACAGTTTCGTGTGATCCCACGATGAACACACGTAATAGCACTCAGGAAATCGGAAGCGCACAATGTCGACGCCATGCTCCGTGATAATCATTTCGATGGCTTCAAGTATCATGGTTAAAAAGGCACGTCGTCTTCTTGTGGTTCTCGCGGGCCTGAATCCTCGAGTCGCTGCACCACATCAAGCATTGGACGCAACAAGGCCATGTCAGCTTCCATTATGGAGAGACGGTTGTGCAGTTGGTTTACCTGTTCCTGCAATGCACAGACGGGACACGTCTGATAGTAGCTATTGGTGTCGCCATAAATAATGGCTGCGTGACTTTTGTTTTCACAGATTCTCATGCTCATGTTGGTCCTTTCCCTAAGAGTCGCTGAGTTGCGATGACCCAGGCTTCGGCGTCGGCACGGGTGGAGAAGCCTTCTTTGGTTTCTATGTCAATAGGATACGTGCCAATTCTGGAAAACACTGTGATGGCCCAAAGGTAGCGTTGTTTTTTGTGAGACCAGTAAGCTCGAACGTGACAACTGATATGCTGTGGTGAAAGCGCTTTCATGTCGCATTCCTCGTTAGTTCAAGAATGCCCGGTGGCGGCTGACATAAGAGTGTCCTTATGTATCGCTTAAGTCTCCGTTCTTTCATCAACATCCTCAGCTCCACCATCTCAGAGAGCGTTAGGTTGTTGTCGCCGATTTGGCCGTCGTCAGTGAGTATGGCTTTGGCAAAGTCGTCGTCATCTTCTAAAGCAACCCCCATGGGGCTGATCTCAAAAACATCATGAGCTACCAGCCGGGACTTGATGGCTGCCCATGGCCGTGGTTTGTCGGTGGTTTTCAAAATGTCACCTCCTTGCCTTGGAGTTTCCACATGGTTCTCAGGTATTCCACCACCTCGCGCTGGGTGGTGATGGTGGCCGAGCGTTCGCCGTCAGGGTGTAGGACTTGCCAGCCAACAATGAAGCCGTCGCCACGAACGCTGGCGATGATGTGGGTCTTGTGCTGGTCGGCCAAGTTCTGGCAGAAGGAAGTCCATGATAGAGCTAGCATGACGTTATGCCTTTCTTCTGCTTTTCTAGCCACAGCGCGAGGCCGACTTCCTGGCGAAGTGTGAGGTTGGTGTCGATGGTTTCGCCGGTGGTGGTGTTGACGATCTTTGCCGGAAACCCAAGCAGACCATGCAAATCACGGCCTTGAGGCAAAAGCTTAGGAGCATTGATGTATATGTCACGAGCCTCCCACTCTGTGTCGCATCGGGACCAGCTTACGTACATCACATGCATGTTAAACCTCCTTGTTGACCGGCCCAGGCCGGCGTTGTCGCAACAGGTTTTCAATTCGGTTCATCATAACCATCAGCATTTTGCGGACTGACTCCTTGCCTTTCATGAATTGCGGCAACCTAAAGCTGCGCAGCAAGGAGAGATCTTCTGGGTATATCTTGTCCTCAGCTATGAGCGCTTGAAGTTCGGTCAGCTCTTTGAAGCTAAGGTTGTGATACATGATGTCTCCTTTGTCGCTGACGCGTGCCGTCTGGCCATTTTCAAGAAGGAGTGCCCTGCGCTCCACTTCCGCTTTTGTGTAATCCCCTCTTGCTAAAACCCAACTGGAGTCAGGCCTTTTTAGGTAGAACCATTGCTCAGGTTTTTGTTTCATCACACTTCCTTGTAGATTGGCACCGTCTCGCCGAAGGGAACCTCGCCAGGCTCCGTCGCCACCCACAGAACCGGATACTCCGGGGCTTCCGCCGGAAAACTGCCTTGGAGGTCGGTGAGATAGACGAAGCACACAGGTGGACGGTCCTCAATATGCTGGAATGCGGGCTCGAATGCGGTGCCGCCGCCGCCCTTGGGCTTCACCTCCACCTCGTCGCTGTTCTCAAACACAGCACTCCACTGAACGTCGGCGTCGACGGCCATCACCTCGATGGCTTCGGGCTTCACGTCAGCCACGATGCTGCGAATCTCGCTCATGAACTGCTGGAGGATGTCGTCGCTGATGGAACCTGACGTGTCGATGGCCACCGCGATCCGGCCACAGCCTTCACCATAGAGACTTGGCAACACGAGGTCACTCGACAAGTGGGTGAGCCTCGGCCGTCGCCAGCTATAGTCGTCCTTAAGTGTGGAGGTGACGAAGTGCCGCAGCTTCTCGCGCCAGTCGACGCGCGGCTCAAGGGCACCGTCGATGTCCCGGTCGAGGTCGCCCGGCATCTTGCCAGCCTGGCGGGCCATCTCACGGGCTTGTGACACGTTGAGCTTGGTGCGTTCGAAGGAGGCTTGGCGCTCGGCTGGTGTGCCCGGGGCGTCCACGAACTCACCACAACTGGGTGGAGACTTTCCCTTGCCATTGGTTGGTCCCTGTCGCTTGCTCTTGGGCAGCTTCGCGTAGACTTCCTCCTCGCACATCTTGGCATACTTGGGGTCTTGGAGGCAGTCATCGGGCAGCTCGTAGGGTGCAGAGCTGCCGGTGCGCGACATCTTTGTGGACCACTCCACGATTTTGTTGTTGATGACATAATCGGTGGCAACGTTCCAGCCGAAGGGATCGCGGCTATCCCGTCTCCACGGATGGCCCAAGATGACATGATACAGTTCGTGAATAAGGACGCCCTTCACCTGCTTATCGGTGAGCGTCGCACAGAACTTCGGGCTATACCATATCCACGTCCCGTCGGTGCAGAACGTCGGAATGTCGATGCGTTCGCCGACGCGCATCGTCGCCAACATGGACCCAAAGAACGGATCATCGAGGCCGATGGCCACGCGGGCACGTTCGATGCGGCGGTGTTGTTCGGCGTCACGCTCCACTGGTTTTGTGGTTTTCTGTGTCATAGGTTTCCTTTCTCTCTTGTTAAGGCGGCGGGTATTCTCCCGGAGGCAGATGCTTGTAAACAAGCGCCCATTGGGCGTGTTCGATTTGGGTGAAGTTGCTTATGACTTCGCCGGTTTCGCTGTTCGTCAGGATGTGGCCGTGGGCCCACGATTCAATGGGCATAAGATTGTTAGGCTCATTGTCGTCAATCTTCCACGAGCCAGCCAGATTGTTCCCCTGCCGCTGACGTCTGACAACCCAATGTTTCCAGCTCATGCTAGCCTTTCAACACATCTTGGTTGGCACTCGCCCACTTCACGAATGCCGGGGTGTTGCACAACTTTTGCGTGAGCTTGATGCTGTCGCGGACGCAAAAGACCTCATACATTTTGTCCAGACGCGTCATGTAGCGAATGACGCGCTCGAAGTTTTCCTTGTCAGCACGCTTCGCCAGCCCGCACGCGACCATGTAGCACATCGCAGGCTCTTCCGGGACGGGCGCATTCTCCGGGTCCATCAGGCAGATGTCGAGGTTCGGGAGCTTCACCACAGCATCGAGGAACGCTTTGAAGCGCGTCCCAGCAGCCTCTCCGACAACCGACGTGCACTCCGCATGCGACACCTTGCCACCTTGGTCCTTCAACACCCGGGACATGAACGCCCACGACCTCGGACTGGCAAAGGGCGTATCGGGAATCCACTTCACCGGATCGAAGTTGAAGAGGTCCGTCGGGACGCTCCGCAAAAACGCGATGGGCTCAGCTTCCATGCCGGCTTCCAGCGCATGCGTCGCCCAGTCCTCAAGGTTCGTCACCAGCTCCACATGGCGCATCCGGTTTACCACATGTGCAGGCTTGCGGTTGACGACACACTTGGACGTCACAAGGTTGCCCGTCGCCACGATGAACCACTCCTCGCCGATGGGCTCGCCATTCAGCGTGTGATTCAACAGCGGTTCGCTCAGGAGCGCTTGGATCGCGGGTGGGGCCGACGGCAGCTCCTCAATTTGCCACAGCCCAGCCTTGGGAACTCGGCCGGCTTTGATGTTGGCGACCGTCGGGAAGTTCCCCGGCACGACAAACCTCACGCTTTGTGTCGCGTGGTCGACATAGGGGAACTTGATGTCCTCCGGCGCAAAATAGGGCGCAAAGCTCACAATGGAGCCAATGCCCTCGCGTTTGGGATAAGCCGCAATAATCTCGCTTTTGCCGATGCCCATGTGGCCGGCGACAAACAGCGGAATGCGGGTCCGGCGGGCGCTCGCAATAAACGCGGGCAGCTCGCTGGGCCGCACCTGCGGCAGGGTTGCTTCTTTGCTCATGTAGGTTCTCTTTCTCTCTGGTGGCCCGCTTCTGGTGGTTTGTTCCCGGGCGTTGGCGCGGGCCGGTGTCGACGCCCGGAAAGACTATGCTAGACTAATGCTACATGTCAAGCATTCCAGCCTGGATGTCGTGCTGGAGATTTTGGGGATCGTGTTGAAGCTGATCGAGAG